GGGCGAGCAAGAGGATTTTTAAATGATAACCAAGCCCAAAATCCACATTGATTTGAAGCAGGTTGAATCATTGGCGGCTAATGGTTTGACGCAAGAACAGATTGCCTGCGCTTTGGGTATTAGCGAAACAACATTACACCAAAGAAAAAGAGATTCCGCAGATTTCGCAGCCGCTATTAAAAGAGGAAAAGCCAAAGGCATCGCATTAGTGACTAATAAACTGATGGAATCAATCAAAGGTGGCAACATGACTGGCATGATTTTTTTCTTAAAGACGCAAGCGGGTTGGAAAGAGACAAACGTGCAAGAAGTCAAAATGGCAGACGAACCCATTGCAAAAGTTCAAATAGAGGTAATCAGTGCGAACGCTAAAGATTCAAGCGACTGAGCCACAAGCGCGATTTTTAGCACTAACTGCAAAATACAGGCTTTTTTGTGCTGGCTTCGGTGCGGGAAAGTCTGAGGCGATGGCTAATGCGGCAATGATAGACGCTTGCGAGTCAACAGATACGCTAATCGGGCTTTATGCGCCGACTTACGATTTAGTAAGGCTGATTACCGCACCTCGCATCACATCAAAACTCACCCAACACGGCATAGCACACAATTACAACAAGTCAGAAAACGTAATCTATACGTCCGCGCCGCGATTTGGCGACTTCATACTAAGAACGCTTGATAATCCTGAGCGCATCGTAGGCTATGAGACATACAAAGCGCATTGCGACGAACTAGACACACTACAAACAGAACACGCCCGTAACGCATGGAATCAGGTTATTGCGCGTAATAGACAGCGGCCTAATGGCATTATTGACCCATTCAATCAGGCAAGCGCATACACCACGCCTGAAGGATTTAGATTTTGTCACGAGCGATGGGTAGCAAAGAAAACAGAAAGTTACTCAATCGTACAAGCCGCTTCATATTCAAACCCATTCTTGCCTCCCGATTATATCGACTCATTACGTGAGTCTTACCCTGCAAATTTGGTGGATGCGTACATTGAAGGCCGTTTCGTAAACTTAACAAGTGGTACTATTTACAACAATTATGACCGTGAACGCTGCGACTCACACGAAATAATCAAAGAAAACGAGCCTTTATTTATAGGACAGGATTTTAACGTGGGAGCAATGGCATCGACTATTTACGTCAAACGCCAGAACGGGTGGCACGCGGTTGACCAACTCACAGGCGTTTATGATACGCCCGAATTGTGCAAAGTGTTAAAAGAGCGTTATCAAGGCCACAAGATAACGATATACCCCGATGCAAGCGGTAATAGTCGAAAAACAGTTAATGCCAGCGAATCCGATATATCATTACTAAAACAAGCTGGTTTTATTGTTAAAGTAAACGCACAAAATCCAAGAGTTAAAGATAGAATATTGGCTGTTAATGGCGCGTTATCGCAGGGTAGAATGTGGGTTAATGCGCGTAAGTGTCCCGATGTTGTTGCGTGTTTAGAGCAACAGGCATACGATAAAAACGGTGAGCCTGACAAACACAGCGGCTTTGACCACCAAAACGATGCAACAGGTTATCCAATCGTTTATGAAATGCCAGTCCGAAAACCAGCGTCAAGCGGTATTGCTATGAGTATGTTTTAATGACTATCACTACAGACAGCACATTACGCCACGAGCTTACAGTGTCAAGATTAGTCACGGGCATTGTACAGTCGCGCATTATGCCTTCATACTTGGATTTATCAAAAGCTGTTAAGGCTGCACTCGTTGACTATGAGCCGACAATGAACCGTAAAGACTTCGATATGCTTCGGCAGCGTGTCGGCTTGCTCGTTAAAGAAAAGATGGCTGAAATGTGGGACGGTACAACAAACGATTTATTCGACTTGGCTAAGTATGAATCTGAATATATTGTTAATGAGTTAGTGGGTACTACAGCAGTAAGCGAGGCTGCGGTCGCTAAGGCCGTAAACGCCCCGATGGTGTTGGCAGGTGCAAAGGTGGCACAGGTCGGCACATGGCGCGAATATGTAGCAGGCGCATCAAACGGCACACAAACACGCATTATTGATAATACGATTAGAGCAGGGTACGAGTCGGGCGCAACCGTAGGCGAGATGACAAAACGCCTTGTCGGTACAAAAACAAATAATTATCTCGATGGTTTAATATCTAACACAGGAGCGCGTGAGGCTGAGTCGTTAGTGCGTACAGGTGCTAATCACTACGCAAATGCAGCGCGAGACGTAGCGGCACAGGCTAACAGTGATTTAATTAAAGGCCGTATTTTTCTCGCCACTTTCGACAACCGCACAACATTGACGTGTCGGCATTTTGGCACATTGCATAAAATCTACGAATTAGACGACCCTTCCACGCCTAGACCGCCACTACATTTTTCTTGTCGATCTGTTTTATCAATTGTTCCGATAGGCTTTGACCCATTCGACGGCACACGGGCGGCAGTGGGTGGACAGGAAGGCGAAACAGCAGAGGAATTATTCAATAAAAAGAATGATAGACTTGATGCTAGGCGCGAAAAAGCAGACGAAAAACGGGCTAACGGTGAAACGGATGTAAGAGAAGTGCCGAGTAAGGTTACTTACTCAGGGCGTAAAGATTCGTCTATTTTTAACGCAGGGCAGATTGACAGCAAAACAACGATGGATGCGTGGATGCGTCAACAGCCTGATTGGTTTATTGAGTCATCATTGGGCAAAACACGCGCAAAACTGTTTAAAGAGGGTGGTTTATCAATGGATAAATTTACAGATATGAATGGTAGACCACTAACGCTCAAAGAAATGAAAGCCATTGACGCTTACGATTTTGCTTTTAGGAAAGCTAAACTATGAACATAGAAAACACAAAGCACCCCGATTATATCACGGCCGAAACAGAGCTATTTTTGGTGCGTAAATTCATCGATGGCGCGGCAGCCGTAAAGCGTGAGGGTGTGACATTTTTACCACATCCTAACCAATTAGAATGTAATACTCCTGAGCAAGTGAGGCGTTATGAAGCGTACAAGATGGGTGCTGAGGTTGAAGACTTCGCAAGTCGCACATTAAACGACTTGCTAGGGGCAATGTTTAGACATCCTGCCAAAGTTAATTTACCGCCACAGCTTGAGTATTTAAAAGATGATAGTGATGGGGACTGGCTATCATTACAAGCATCTATTGAGATAACAGCAAGTAATTGCTTACAAGTTGGCTATCATATTTTGCTTGCTGAGTATGACCAATTACCCACTGGATTAGATGTTGAATTGTCGATAGCAGACAAAGCAGCACTTAATCAACGTGCATCTATCAAGCATTATCCCCGCGAGGCGTTAGTTGATTGGGCATTTGGCAAGATTAACGGACGTTTAACAATAACTTACGCACGATTAGAGCATAAAGAAGTTAGACGCAATGATGATGGGGTTTCGTTTGTTGCAACAATATCGCTAGAGTTAGGCATTGATGAATTAGGCTACTGGCAAGAATTACAAGTGCTAGACGGTAAAAGCGTTATCCAAAAAGAGGAGCGCATTTATCCAAAAGCAAACGGAAAAAGTATGGCTTACATTCCGATTGAGGTTGTACAAAGCGAACGTATTATTGCAGGCAAACTGCCAATTTGTGCAGGGTATTTATCGCCACTTTGTCACAAAGCACACGCAAGGTATCAAGTAAGTGCTGATTTAAAAGAGCGGTTACGCATCTTGCAAGATACAAGCTATTCGAGTGGGTGGGACGAAAGCAAAAAAGAAGAGTTTGATATTATCAATGGCCGTAAATACTTCGCTATGGGTGCAGGAGTACATAACTTTTTGCCCGATGGCGTGACTATGGATATTTTAAAGCTAACGGCAGACGGTGATGCGCTTTTTAAATACATGGAAGAAAACGCGAAGCAAGTACGGGCAATTGGCGGGCGTTTTGAGACAGAAGATAACCAACAGCAAACGCTAGGCGAGGTCGAGATTAAGGACGCAAACGAAAAAGCGGTACTTACTTTGCTGAGTAATAATATCGAGCGAGCTTATAAAAACATCATTGCTTATTGTGGTGAGTTTGAGGGCGTAACTCTGATGCCGTCTGATATTGATTTGGTGCTTAATCGTGAATTTACGTCCACTTCTTTAACACCCGATGAGGTGCGAGCCATACGCGAATTAGTGCTTGATAGACTAATGACACCACAAATGGCTATTGAGAAATTGATAGCAGGTGGTTTTATATCGGGTGAGGCTGAGGATGTTATCTCAATGATTGAGGCTATACCTTTGCCGATGTTGCAAACCGTACAAAATAGCGTACAATAAATTAGCGTTACTGTGTAACACTTTATCAAAGGTTTTGATTATGATTGAAGTTAAAGACTTGGCAGATATTCCAGAAAAATATCATGCTGATTATGTAGAAGTTGAAAAAGATGGTGCTAAGATTTATCAGCACAAAGACTTTGTAACTGTCGTGGGCGCAATGAAGCGCAAGGGCGAAGAGCGAGACGCACTAGCCAACGAGTTAAAAGGCTTTAAAAGTCAAGAAGCTGTTAAGCAAGCTGAAGCCGAAAAAAAGGCACTTGAAAAACTGAAAGCCGAAGGCAAAATTGATGAGATTTTGGCAGATAGCGAAAAGCGACACGGTGAAACGATTAAACAATTTGAAGAGCGCATTGCCAAGCGTGATGCAGTCGTAATTAAAAAGGCGCGTGATGCTGTTGTTAGTGATTTAAGTACATTGGCAACAGAAGTGGGCGCGAAAGCATTTAAAAAATTGATTAGCGAAAGGGTTGATTATGACCCCGAAACGGACAAATACAGTTTTAAAGACGAAGAAGGCGGTGCTACTTCGTTAGATTTGGCAGGGTTTAAGGCAGATGTACTCAAGTCGCCAACCTATGCCGCAATGCTCAAAGCTCAAGCATCAAGTGGCGGCTTTGGCACTAATGCTTCAAATGGTGGCGGTGCTGCTAAAACAATCACACGGGCGCAATTTGACGCAATGAGTCAAAGCGCAAGAGCTGCACATTTTAAAAGTGGCGGCACTATCACTAATTAGAGGATTTTATTATGTCTAACACTTTAACGGGTTTAATCCCTGACTTATACGCGGCTCTTGATGTTGTTAGCCGAGAGCTTATCGGTTTTATTCCTGCTGTTACTGTTGATTCTAGTGTTAATCGTGCGGCTGTTGGTCAGTCTGTTGTTGTGCCTGTTGCACCATCTAGCAATAGCATGATTGATACCACGCCTGCCATGTCCGTACCAAGCGCTGCTGACCAAACCATCGGCAGTACAAGTATTTCTATTACAAAATCTAAAGCTGTACCGTTTTCTTGGGAAGGTAACGAGCAGGTGGGTTTAAATAGCGGTGCTGGGTATTTAACTATTCGCGCTAATCAAATTGCTCAGGCCATGCGTACATTGGCTAACGCTGTCGAGCTAGACCTTGCTGCATTATATGCAACCACAAGCCGCGCGGCTGGTGCTGTTGGTACAGTGCCTTTTGTTAGCAATACAGCCGCATTAAGCGCAGCGCGTAAAATCTTGGTTGACAATGGTGCACCAACAAGCGATTTGCAGTTAGTTATTGATACTAACGCAGGTGCTAATTTACAGACCTTGTTTAACATCAATTCGGCACGCGATAAAGCAGCCGAAACATTGGCAGGTCAAGGTGTTTTAACCATGCCTAGCGGTGTGGCCATTCGCGAATCTGCACAGGTTTATAATCCTGCCAGTGGTGCAATGGCAAGTGCCACAAGCACAAGCGCGGCATTTACCGTTGGCCAAACGGTAATTCCGTTAGCTACAGCAGGTACAGGCGTTGTTGCCGCTGGTGATGTTATTACATTTGCTAACGATACTAATCAATATGTTGTTAGTGCTGTTAGCTTCGCAGGTGCAAACCCTGCAAGCGGTGATACAATCACACTAGCAGCACCTGGTTTACGCAAAGCGCAAGGTGTTGCTACTCGTGCAATTACTGTGTTGGCTACTTCGCCTCGTAACATGGCGTTTAGCCGTAGCGCGATTGTGCTGGCAACTCGTATGCCTGAGCGTCCACAAGAGGGCGATATGGCTATTGATGTAATGACGATTCAAGACCCACGCAGCGGCTTGGCTTTTGAAGTGTCAATGTATCCCGGCTATCGCAAAATCCGTTATGAAATTGCGTTGGCATGGGGTGTTAAAAACATCAAGCCTGAACATACCGCAACCTTGCTTGGTTAATCAGCAACATCAAAGGGGCTTAATTGCCCCTTTTTTGAGGGTTAAAAAATGACGGTAACAATAGGTTATACAACAGATGACGCTTTGATTGCTTTTGCCTTAGCGCGTGGAGTGACTATTAGCGCACCTAACGCAGCCATTTATTTAACAAAAGCCTTGGATTATTTAGACTCACAAAACTGGAAAGGCTACAAAACAGACGATGACCAAGTTTTAGACTGGCCGCGTCAATATGTTTATGTAGATAATGTGTTGTTAGCGTCTGATGCTGTACCAAACGGCATTATTAAAGCGCAACACGTTATCGCGTTATCAATTGCTAATGGTTATGACCCTTTAGCCACAGTCGAGCGAGCCGTAAAGCGTGAAAAAGTGGATGTGCTAGAGGTAGAGTATCAACCAAACGCAGCAAGCGCACCGATTGCACGTTCTATCAATGCCGCGTTAGCCGATTATATTGCATCAAGTACGGCAGTTATGAGGACGCTATAAATGGCTATTGACTACGGCAATTTAGCAGTATTAGCAGAGAGATTGATACGCGAAAATGGACGCGAGGCTTTATTGATTACCGAAACAAACACAGGTACAGATTATCAACCTACTGTTAGTCAATCGAGCGAAACAATCAAGCTAGTGCAAAGCAGTTTTAACACTTTAGATAACAATGATTTTTTACTAGCCGCGCATGATGTTAAGTTTTTTGTGTCTAGTGCATTTACACTAAGCACAAAGCAGCGCATCGAAACAAACGGATTGCAATACAGTATTATTGGACTTAAAGAGATTAAACCAGCCGATACAAGCATTTTGTACATTGTGCAAGGGCGTTTATAATGTCATTTAATAGCGATATTGAGAAACTAGCGCGTAAGTTAGCAATTACACAAGCCAAGGCGGTGGCGGCTTTTTGTATCAATATTAGCGCACGAGTTGAGCGTATGAGTCCTGTTGATACAGGATTGTTTAGGGCAAATTGGCAAGCATCGCTAGACCAACCGTATAACGGAGCGGTGAAGCCTGCTAATCGTAACGGCTCAATTGACCATGTTATCCCTTTTGCTAAACAAGCCGATGGCCATGTATTTTATCTAACAAACAAATTACCATACGCTAAAAAACTAGAGTATGGCCACAGCCAACAAGCACCTAGCGGCATGGTTAGAGTAAGTGCTAGATTAGCATTGTATGAGTTAGAACAAGCCGTTAGGAGTGTACAATGAGTCAAGCACAAATTGAGTTAGCACTCTTTGACAAACTAGAGTCTATTAGTGGCACATTGCCCACTATTTACTATTCAAACAGCCCTAACAAAAACAAAGCTAATCCGCCAACAAATGAACATATTCGAGTGACTTTATTACGCGCTGATACCATCCCCATAGGCATAGCAACAACAGACCAAACGCTAGGTTTAATGCAATGCTCTATCTTTGTAAAAGATGGCACAGGTACAGTAAGAGCCGCGCAAATTGCGGATTTAATTTTAAGCGCATTTGCAAGAAATACGGTATTATCTAATAATGTGCGAATTGACAAAACAGGCAGCGTAAACACAGGCTTTACCGAGAATGGTTGGTATATGTTGCCTGTAACCGTCCCTTATCAACAGATTACGAGGTAACTCAAAATGACCGCAGCTTTAGTACAAACAACCGCAGGGGCAACCATTGGTATTAGTGCCACATTGCCCGCTACAAACGATGCCGCAGGATATGCAGCATTAACCTTTTCTTTAATCGGTGAAGTTACAGACTTAGGCGAATTTGGCCGTGAATATGCAACGGTTACGCATAACCCTGTCGCATCAAGACGCACTATCAAGCGTAAAGGCTCTTTTAACGATGGCACAATGGCGTTACAGTTAGCAATTGACCGTGATGATGCAGGGCAGATTATCGCGCTTGCAGCCGTTGGTTCTGATGCTAACAAAGCGATTGCTATTACATACCAGGACGGCTCAAAAGATTATTTCAGCGCGTTGGTTATGTCGTTTAAAACAAACGCGGGCAGTGTTGACCAGATTCTATCAGGTTCTATTAACTTAGAAATCAATACTGATATTATCTCTGTTGCCTTGCCATAATCTTTAAACCATTACGCCCCTAGCAATAGGGGCAACAAAACAAATAGAGGCTATTATGGATTTATCGACTTTACTACCAAAAAATGATGCTGTTATTCAATTAAAACACCCTGTGACTGGTGAGTTTTTGCCTGATATTGAAGTGCAAATTGTTGGCCATGACTCGCCTGTATTTAAAAATGCAATCAAAGCGCGAGCTAAGGCACAAATAGCGCGTAAGTCTAAAGAGTTGGACTTAAACGCAAATGAGCGCGATACCATCGAGCTATTGGCACAATGTACATTAGGCTGGACTGGCATCACTGAAGGCGGCAAAGAATTGCCGTTCTCTACAGCCAATGCCGTCTATATTTACACAAAATATAACTGGATTCGCGAGCAGATTGATAATGCAATCGGTGACCGCTCCCATTTTTTTATCAATGCGTAGAGAATCTTAAACTCTACGCTAGACAACAAGCATGGTGGCATAGTTGTCCGCAAACTAAAGGCGCGAAAGAATACAATCGTATTACGCGCCTAAAGCAATTCACGCAAAACAATCCTACCCTAACGCCTGATATGCCTACTTTAACGAGTGGGCTTTATCTTATCAATTTGCTGCATGAAGCAGGAACAATCTCTTATAATGACGGTATAGCAAAACGGCTATCTTGGACTGAGTTAAAAGCGTGGGCTGATTTATCGGGTTATGTGCTAGACTCATGGGAAGCTGATACAATTATGCAGCTAAGTCTTGTGTATGCTGATATGCTAAACGAGGCAACAGACCCGTTGTGTCCTATGCCTATGGTTCGTGTAATGACTCAAGATAAACGCGCACAAGTGGCTAACAGTGTTAAAAACGCGCTACGCTCAATCGGTAAAAAGAGGTGATAAGATGGCAGATTTATTGATGATTGGGCTTGGTGTTGATACTAGACGATTACGCGATGGTGAGCGAGCGTTAGGTAGTTTACAACGAGCAGGAAACAACACAGAAAACGCATTAAAACGCATGGCAGGCGCATTGGCAGGGCTATTTGCGACAAGTAAAATAATTGAGTATGCCGATGCTTATACAAACTTACAGAACAAATTAAAACTTGTTACTAACTCAACAACAGAGCTTGGCTACGCTACTGAAGAAGTTGCGGTTATTGCTAAACGGACTGGCCAAGCATTAGGCGCAACGGGGGATTTATATTTTAAAATAAGTCAAAACACAGAAAAGTTAGGCGTTTCGATGACAGAAGTTTCAAGGATAACTGAAACATTCGCAAAAACACTGGCAATATCAGGAGCAAGTACACAAGGCGCAGAGGCCGCTATTTTGCAGTTTGGGCAAGCGTTGGCAAGTGGTGTAATTCGTGGTGATGAATTTAACAGCGTGGCCGAAAATGCACCAGCGGCATTAGACGCATTTGCTAGAGCATTAGAAATTCCAAAGGGCGAGTTACGAAAACTAGCAGCAGAGGGAATGCTAACCAGTGATATTTTAATATCAGCACTAAAAGAACAATCTCAAGTTGTTGACGATTTGTACGCGAAAACAAACACAACCATAGGACAAGCATCAACAAAACTTAAAAATTCTATGATTCTTTTTGTTGGTCAATTAGATACAGCAGTTGGCGCAAGTAATTCGCTCGTTAGCTCATTAGAGGGTATTAGTAATTGGTTAGATAGTGGTACACCATTAGAAAATACAGCATATCAATTTAAACTATGGAGCTATGCCATAGATGATGTTTCAAGCGGCACTGTAGAGCTTTTAATGTATATGGGTGTTCTTAAAAAAGATGGTGGCGACACCGCATCTTTTTTAAGTGATGCTTTTACTAAGTTGCCCGTAAACATTGCATCATTATTTAAAATAGCAAAGGTCGAGGTTAAGTCTTTTTTTGATTATGTCAAAGAGGGTTTAATTATTAGTGCCGAAAGATGGCGCGAATTAGATAACGAGCGTAAAAACTCGATTGCGTCAATTTTAGCAGAACGTGAGGCGCGTCTTAGTTCAGGTGATGCAGCAGTTAAAGCGATTAGAGACGAAAGAAAAGCGCGTGAAGAATTGCGGTCACAAAAAGAGTTTGAAGCATTGCTTGATTCTATCGAAAAAGAACAAAGCCAAAAAACCACTAAAGAGCTTTTTGAGGAGCGCAAAAAACAGATACAAGCGGAAAAGGATGCAGAGAAAGCAGCAAAAAAAGCAGCTAATGACAAAACAAAAGACAACGAACAACTTAAACGCTCTTACGAAGATTTGCTATTAAGTCAAAAAGAACAGATTGAGCTATGGGGCAATGATACTGCATTAGCCAAACTTAACTTTGATTTAAAAAACACAGAGTTAAGTAAGTTATTACCTAAAGAAAAAGAGTTATTGAGAACCCAAGCAGCCAAAATTGATGCTTTAAAAGCTGAAGAAGATGCAAAAGCTAACCAAAAACTAACCGACGACTTTATGGCGCAACAAGCGCAAGAGCTTGACGCTTTACGCAATAGCTACGCCACTAAAAACGAGATTGCACGACAAGGAATGTTGGCGCGTAAAGCCATACTCGATAAAGCATACGCAAATAATCGCATGGCTGAACAAGAATACATTGAGAAGTCATTACAGAACGAGATGCAATATGGTGCTGATAAACTAGCAATACAGCGTGATACAGCAGCAGAACAAACAGCGATAAAACAAACAGAATTAGGAATGATGTCAGATTTGGGAGGTAGCATACTAGAATTGGCTAGAAAGACTGGCCACGAAAACAATGCTATTGCACAAGCGGCTTTTGTTGCTCAAAAAGTTATTGCTATTGCACAAGCGGCGTTAATGGTGGAGCAATCAGCTATTGCAACTCAGGCAAGTTATGCAATGGCAGCGGCCCTTACAGCAAACCCTGCTTTATTAGTTGCTGGTACAGCTCATGCCGCAATGATTCGTGGGTTAGGATATGCAAATATAGCACTAATGGGCGCAATTGCTGTTGTAGATGTTGCTCAAAATGTTAGTGGTGCAAGGGCAATGGGTGGCGATGTACAAGCAGGTAATCAATACTTAGTGGGGGAGCGTGGTGCTGAGATTATCACGATGGGTGGCAACGGCCATGTTACACCTAATCATAAGTTGGGTGGTGATACTAAAGTGACTATTGTTAATCAGACAACGGGTAAAATAGACCGCACTGAGGAGCGTAGAATGCCAGATGGTGAGCTTATTTTAACCGTGATTGAAGCAGTAGCAGCACAAACTAGAGACCCTAACAGCAAGATTAGCCGCGCCCAGCAACAGTCTTATAATTTACAGCGGAGACGCTAAATGACCGCAATCAATTTGCCGCGTGATTTATATCCTGTGACCTCGCCAAGTGGCTATAGTCATGGTTCGGCAGGTGGTGTAAACCGTACTGAGGTTGAGGGTGGCTTTAATCGCTATGCGTTAAGCTATGACCGAGGCGTACAATTGTTTAACGTAGCTTTAGCGTGTACCGCAAGCCATTATCAAATATGGACACTGTTTTTTTATAACATCATTAAAAAAGGCTCTTTGTCTTTTAATATGCCGTTAGACAGTGGCGCAGGATTGCAACAACATGAAGTAAATATCATACCGCAATCGGTTAATGTAGCAGAAACAGACGGCAATAATTTTGTTGTGACGTTTCAGGTTGAGGCAGAGTCAAGCGCGTATGATTTTGATGATGAAGCCACAGAAACCGTATTATCAATTTGGGAAACAGGCGGAGACGTTGGCGAGCTTATAGACCGCCTTGCTGAGTTTACGTTAGAAGATACGTTGGTGCTAGTATGAGTTTAGATGTAGAAGCCGCATTGCGTGAGTTTTTGGCTAGTGCGCCACAAACAAAATACATGATTGAAGTGATAAGTATATCTCACTCTAACTTAACACAGACTTATCATTTATGGCGTGAGCCTGTGGATGGTGCTGTTGTTGATGAAGATAGTAATACGCTTATTGTGCGCTCTACTAATTTTCAAGTCGGATTGGCAGGAAGCCCCGACAATTTAGACCAAAAGTTTACGATTAGCATTGATACGACTGATGCAGAAAACCTACTAAGAACAGAGTTAGACAGAATACCTTTAGGCACAACAGAGAAAATAATTATCACTTATCGGGCTTATTTGTCCGATGATTTAACCGAGCCGCAAGCGGTACAACGATTACAAGCTGAGTCGATAAATTACAATCGAGGTACTGCTACTATATCAGCCGTAGCGCGTAAACTTAATGTGCTTAAAACAGGCGAGCTTTATACGTTTAATAGATTCCCTATGTTAAGAGGGTTTTTATGATAGAACGCTATATCGCCAAACATTACGAATGGCCGCCATGTTGGCAGTTAGTGGCAGATGTTTATGTTAATGAGTTAGGGTTAAGTCTTGACGATTACACGCCTAGAACCGACTCAATGCGCGATGTAGCTAATGCGTTTAGATTAGCATTGCATAACAATAAACACGGCTTTACCAAGCAAGATAAGCCTATGGATTATTTTGTTGTTTTGCTTGGTAAGTTTAAAAAAGTCACTCATTGTGGGTTATATTATAACGGTGGCGTGTTGCATAGTTTGCGTAACATGGTGATATGGCAGCCATTGGCACAGATAGCAGACGATTACGGGCTTATTGAGTATTATAGCTATGACTATAAAAATTAGTTTTTATGATGGTGTGTTTAGTAGCGAATGTACGGTCTATGAAGCCGAAAGTGTGGGACATTGGGTTTTAGAAAACAAAAGCAAATTAGTTAATTTTGCGGTGTTTGACGGTCAACCAAGTTTAGAAACTGATATAACTAAAGATGTGCAAAAACTAATGGCAACCGATGGGGATTATGTTGTTTTAAATAGTCCTGCTAGTGCGTCTGATGTTTTATTCCCATTTTGGTCGCTATCAGTGCGAAGCATTGATTATCTAGCCAAACAACTTATACCAACACTACCAAACAACATAAACCGCTCACAACAAAGCCCTAACAATGCGTTAGCAGGACGCACAAACGAGCCTCGCATATTGCAGCGTATTGAAGATATATTTGGCACTGTACGCTCTTATCCGTCATTATTGCAGCCTGTTTACTCTAAATACATTAACAATACACAATATGAGTATAGCTATATGTGTATTGGCCGAGGTTGGTATGATATTGATGATGTGCGAGACGGTGACTCGCTTGTTAGTGATGTTGATGGTGCGGCAGCAGAGTTTTATAACCCGTTTACAAGCCCTAACAGTGGCAGTCCTTTTTTGACAATTGGTGGGGGCGTTGGGGAGCCTGTGCGATTAGTTAAAAAGTCTAATAATGTGGATGGTCAAACGTTACAAGCGCGTAATCAATTTGTATTAGCAGAAACAAATAACTTTGATTTTTTTACCGCAGCTGATGTGAGTGGTACAAACGATTACATTTTTGACATTCCCGATGAGTTTTACGGTAATGTTGAGGCAGGGGATGTAATCAGCGTTGTCTGCTACGTTAGCGGTACTGCGTCATACAATGGTAGTTATACAATCACGTCAAAAGGCTTATCGGGTATAACCAAGTTTTTAGAGTTATCTACAGCGACATGGGTAACATCAACTGTTACACCTATTTCTGCTACGTTAACCATCACAACAGGCAATCCTGAATGGACTAATTGGGTAACACTTAAAGATGCTGACATGACGCAAATATGGATAAACATAATTGCGCAACAAGGTCTATATTATCAAGATAATGACGGACGTTATAACCTAACCGTTAATTATGCTATTGAGTATCAGCAAGTCGCAAGTGGTGTACCTACAGGAACGGTTTATACAACCACTGGCAGCTTAACAGGGAATGCGCCCGACCAAGTCGCTAAAACAATTGAGATAACAACAGGGTGGACGGGTGCGACAAGAGTTAGAGTGAGGCGTACAAGTAACCATGATTTTAGTTTTGGAGGGTCGGTTGTCGATGAAATAAAATATGAGTCATTAAGCGCGGTTAGTGAATTAAGCGTGACAGATTTTGGCAACGTAACCACTGTGCAAACACTAACTAAAGCAACTACTCGCGCCATTACGTTAAAAGAGCGTAAGTTTAATTGTATCGCATCGCGTAGAATCCCAACTTATAACGGCACGGTTTTTAGCGGCGAATTTAATGATGATGGTTCGATAGCAAGCGGCACAATATCAGCAACAAATAATCCTCCCGATATTATTGCCGCTATATCAAAAGATAAAACCATAGGCAATCTTGATATTGTTAATGATGTAGATATGCCGCAAATATACCAAACTTGGTATGACAATATACATAACGAATCTTGGACGGGTGGAGTAGAAAACCTAGAGTTTAGCTACACGTTAGACTCTGATAATATCTCGTTTGAAGAAACGGTACGCATGATTGCAGACGCTTGTTTTTGTTTAGCGTATCGTCAAAATGGTAAAATTAGATTTAGTTTTGACGGTTTACAAACAGCAAGTACAGCACTATTTACGCACAGAAACAAGAAGCCTGCCAGTGATGTGATTAGCCGAAAATTTGCATCTGATGACCAATACGATGGTGTAGAGTTTGTTTATAACGACAGTGAAAGTGATGCACAAGAAACGATTAAGTTACCACTTGACCTAAGCGCAACAAATTATAAAAAAATAGAGTTGGCAGGCGTTAGAAATTACACACAAGCTTGGTATAGGGCAAATAGAGAGTACAACAAATTATTATTGCAGCGCGTGAGTATTGAAACAGAAACCACAAATGATGGGCGTTTATTGCTACCGAACCAACGTATTGATATTGTCGATAATACGCGATTTGACAGCCAAGACGGTGAAGTTATCGCACAAGATGGCCTAATCTTGACACTGTCAAGAAATGTCACTTTTGGCGTAGGCACTCACAGTATATTGTTAATAAAGCGTGATGGTTCGCTTGAGTCAATAAGTGTAACCGCAGGGGCAAGCGCGAATAAGGTTGTTTTAGCTTATGCGCCTAGCGAAGCGATAAACACGGTAAACGGCGGCGATGTTGGCGTAAGAACAATATTTAGTTTCGGGGCAGACAGTGCTGAGGGTGCTAACAGTTATTTAGTGCAAGAAGTGAATATATCTGACAATAGTTATGTTAAAGTTACAGCGATAAATTACGATGCAGGCTACTACGCAGCAGACAGCGAAGCTGCACCAAACCGCGAGGATATACTATGACTCAAATTACAGTAACAGATTTAAACAACGCTAAATTAGATGTTGATACGATTGCAAGTATTGCAAACAGTACAGCCAATAGTGTTATTGATAGGTTTGGCGAGACTAGACGCACCCTTTATTCATTGGCCAATGAGTTCCCTAACGCTAGTGATAATGCAGCAGCAACAGCAGCAGACCGCGTGCAAACTGGGCTTGATGTTATTGCAACAAACGCAAGCGCAGTAGTAGCAGAGGCGGCGCGTGATGCGGCATTAATACAATCGGGAGTTTACGAGACAGAAGCTCTAGGTCGCGCAGCAGTAGCAGATGGACAAGCATTCAAGGTGCAAGGAAGCGGCAATGTTGCTGCATACGAATATCGCCGCATAGATTCAACAACGTCTGTATTGATTGCGACATATCCAAGTAGTGCAGTAGTTAATGCCGTGTCGGATTGGTTTGATTTTGTGCCGTCCCGTAATTTGTATGATAAGACAAACGCAGTTGATGGTATGTTGATGAGCTATGAAACAGGTTTGAATTCTCCGTACGCGAACGGCATGAGTCTTGGATATTTCCCTGTTGTTGCGGGTAAAACATACA